TATACAAATCCCTCCTGCAAATATCATAGTATGAGACTGTCAAAAATGCAATACTAAAAAAATCTATCAGACTTTTTTGTCATATACATGACACACAAAGCGATACGCCAGCCCTTAGATAAGGTACTGGCGCATTGTTTTCAACGCATTCTTTTCAAGTCTGCTCACCTGAGCCTGTGATATCTGTATTTCATCTGCAACCTCCATCTGTGTTTTTCCCTGAAAAAACCGAAGCTTTATAATATACCGTTCCCTCTCTCCCAGATGTTTCATTGCTTCTTCCAATGATAAATCTTCTATCCACTTTTCTTCTTTATTCGTCTGATCACTTAACTGATCCATTACATAGAGTGCATCTCCTCCATCATTGTACACCGGTTCCTGAAGGCTCATAGGTACCTGGATTGCATCCAGTGCAAATACAATATCTTCTTTGGATATTCCGATCTCCTCAGCGATTTCCTGTACTGTAGGCTCTTTCTGATTCTTCTTCATATAGTTTTCCTTAGCATAAATTGCCTTGTATGCAGTGTCTCTGAGTGACCGGCTGACTCTTATGGAATTATTATCTCTCATGTACCTTCTGATTTCTCCGATAATCATAGGGATGATGGTTGGAACACGAGAAAGTACCTATTAATATATGCTAAAATGTATGTCTATGTCATCTCCTGTGATAACTACCTTTTCAACACACTCTTTTAGCACCTTGTTTTTCTCGGAATCCGTCAGTGTATCCCACACGTTGGACATCTCTTTTATTTTCTCTATCTTCTCTACCCGTCCGGCTTTCTCCCGGATGTCTTCTGCCTTTAGTTCTTCCCGTAGGTTTTTCAGTGTTTTTTCTTCTGCATGGATAACATCAAAAAGCGTATCTGTACCGGAACTACCGCTTGCATACAATGTGTATAGGCGTTTCAGTTTTGCTTCGCTTAGTGATATCTCTTTTTCTATCATCTTCCTAGTGCTTTCAGATTCATTCTCTTTTTCTTCGACATTAACGATGAATCGCTTAAAACAGTCCTCTACTTCTTTTTCCACCACATCTGCCCGCACCTTTTTGTTCTTGCAAGGGTTCCCTGTCTTAGATATATGCTCTTTTTCCTTGTACTGTGAGTAACATACTATCTTGGTATACTTTCCCCACTTCTGCATCCGCATTTTTGTGCCACATTTTCCGCAGTAACACAAACCGGTAAGCATATGCTTGTTGCTTACATAAGCATTTGTGGATCTCTTTTTTATCTCTTCCTGTACTTCATAGAATAGTTTTTCGTCTATGATCGGTTCATGCAAGCCTTGGTACACTCTTCCTTTATACTGTATCTTACCTACATAGGCTATTCTCCTAATAATGTTCGATACAAGCTTCTCCGAATGCATCCCAAGAATTTTTTGAATCCTATCACATGAATATCCGTCCCGGAACATCTGAAAGATAGCTTTTACCTTTTCAGCTTCTTCCGGGATGATATGTAATATCCCGTCATTCCTGTCGTACCTATATCCATAAGGTATCGTACCGCCACCCATCCACAGTCCACGCTTTACACGTTCCACCATACCGGCTCTTGTACGCATATAGATAACCTCACGCTCATACTGCCCCATCACAGCATTAACACCCAACATCACACGATCCATCGGTGTTTCGTTCCGCAAATCCTCTGTGGCTGATACCACCTCTACATTGTATTTTGGTAAGAGCTTACTCACAAGCGTAAGAGTATCTACAACATCACGGCTCATTCTGTCAAGCTTATAGATGTATACTGCCTGTATTTCTCCGGCTTCTGCATCTTCCAGAAGTTTCTGTATGTTCGGTCTTTGGATATTGCTCCCGGAATATCCCCCGTCCACATACCATCTGGCTATCTTCACGCCCCTTTTCTTGGCAAGTTCCTTTATCTTGTCTTCTTGGACATCAAGACCATACTTTTCGGTCTGTGCTTCTGTAGACACTCTCATATAACCTACATTTAATTTTTTCATGTCAATTCTCCTTTCAATTAAAAAAGAATTGACCAAGATTCTATCAAGGTCAATTCTAAAATATCACTTATTTTTTGTCAACTTTTCTGAAAGAATCCTTTTTACCGCCTTGTTATGGATTTCATAATTCGAAAGTTCTTCTTTTGTCACCTGTTTGCCGTTCACATATATTCTTACCATCCGCATCACTCCTTTTCGGTAGTATTCCCGTGCTTGTGTTTTTTTATTCCGAATAGCCTTTCTGCCATCTTTCCATCGTCATGTTCTCCCCAAAGTATCCACCTATACATTTCATCCAAGACTTTCCTCCGATAGCCTTGGAAGTCTTTTCTTGCAATCGGTATCCAGTATCTTTTGCTTATATAGTCATATCCGATTCCTGTTATAAGTGAGAAGAACAATATACCCGACAAGTCATTATTCGCATTTTGGCACCATTTCAGTAATTCAAGTTGATCGTTTCCACGCATCCTCTGACATTCGTTCAACATCTTTTTTTCATCTTCTTCGCTTATATAGTAGATGTCTTTATGTGCCCCTCTCAGATATTTGTCTCTTACTCCGGCCATTAATCAATCCCTTCCTTTTTGCATATCCTAATACATCACTTTTGACCAAATAGTAGTTTTTCTTTCTTTTTACCGTCTTCTCCTTTGTTTTTTCTTCCAATGCATTCATCATTAAGCGCATCCTCTAACGCCATTTGCATCTACAAAATACCCACTTACTTTAAATATCTTCGCCATGTTTATTCTCACCTTTCTTTAATGATTCCTGCCTATCCGTTTCGATTATCTTAATTCAAAATATCTAATAACCTCTCCACTATTAATTTTCTCATCTATATCTTTTAAAGCATCGTCTACACTTTCAAACTTGCATGGGCATATATGTTCTTTCGTAAGATTTATAAAAGAATATGTGCCATCTAATTTATTTTTCATAATCGTTATGACAACTTCATCTTTCAGTCGTTCCACCAACCATCTTCTCATTCCACTTCCTCCAATAATTCTGGATTATCAAATACATTGCCGACTACAACAATCTTGTTTCTCCAATAACCAAGTTCGTTCCTGAGCAAATATTCTTTCGGAAATGTAACAAAGAATCCTTGATTATACTTACCAATCTGCCAATTGCTTTCATGCAATCCGAACTTTACTTCACCGCAAACCTCGCCATATCTTACAATATCTCCCTCAAAGATTTTCTTTCCGTTCTTGTCGGTTAGTCCTGTGTACTGGCAAATGGTATCTTCATCAACCAGAAATTCACCCTCGAGACTTTTATCGTAAATATAATCCTTATCACTAAGATAGCCATGCACCCATGTTCCATTAAGATGCTCGTTACTATCCATTGCATGAATATGTTTCCCTCTAAAAAGTATTTCTCTACTCATATTCCTCAACCACCTCTAACTTCTTCAAGTCCTCGATAAGCCACGGTTCGGAATCTGACAATTTGACCATCGGAAAAACAACGTTGAAGTCACTAGAAATTCTTCTTGCTTCGCCCGTGTAAACAAAATGTCCGACTTCGCTTTTCTCTGGAATTTCCGTAAATACATAAACTGCATTTGATATATTATCTCTCGCCATGTATTTCCATCTATCTCTGAGATAATCTAAAAATGATCTATCCATCTTGCTTATCACCAGCTTTTCGACGTACTCCGATTCAGCCCATTCTCTTCTTAATTTCGTACAACTTTTATCACCAAATGAACATTCATCACACTCTATATCGTAACAATCAATTGGCTTTCCAGTAGATTTACGCACTGCGACATCATCACCACTACACGCAATCTCAATAATCTCTTTTGCATACTTCTCTTTATTCTTCATCCCTTCCACCTCGTTTCGCAATTTCAATGGCTCTATCCAGTCCATCTCCGTATCCGTCATAATACTGGCACGTATCCGCTTCGCAGACAGCTATATCATCATCTGCCTTATCGGATAGTACTTGTAGCTTTTCGATAACCTTTTCTGGATCATAAGCTGTCGGTCTTCCAACTATGTATCCTATCGCAAGGCTCATTCCTTCTATAACATCAAGATTGTATTGGTATTTCATACGGCCCATATCAATTCTCATTCTTCTTATAAGCTTGTCCGCATCAATCAGTCTCATAATCGCCCTCCTTGTAAGGTTCCGGCAACGGCATCCATGCAACACAGTTATACATTTCTTGTCCATCATCGCCATATGCCATATATCCCGCTTCGTCTTTACACAGAAGTCCAACTAACATATTTCCTCTATCATCGCAACAAAGTACGGTACCTTTTGGCATTCTTTCATTACATGGAATCCATTTCATTTGCTGTCCTCTTAAAAGTGTATCTTTTAATTCCTTTTTGGATATTATTTTTAGTAAAATGTTGCAACAAAAAGGTGTTATTGTCTGAAAAATAAACTCTTCTTCCGTTTCTCGTACTTTTGTTGCATAATCAACTGTAATTTTTTCTATGTCTGCATTTTTGATCTCTTTATTCACTTTTCTACACCTCTCTTTAGCTCTTTTATCTTTTCGTCATATTCTTTAGCTGGAACGATTATGGCGCACAATCTAACATCGTTTCTATCCACGCCGTGATTTTTGAAATGGCAATCTCTTTTTAGATTTACATACTTATCGCCGACACAATATGCAAAATCTATCAGGCAGAGCGGGTTCTCTCCTATTATGTAAGTCTCGATAATAACTCCGTCCCCATAACCTCTTAAATATTCATAATATGCCCATAGAGGTTTGCTTTTGTCTTTTTCAGATACGATCTCGCCAGTGCTTCTGTCTACCCAGTACATTTATTCCACATCTTCATCTGCCGGGAATTGAAAAATATTTTCCTCCGCAAACGTTTTTAAAAGTTGTTCTATTTCATCTGTTTTCCGAAAACTCATAGCCATAGTGAGTGAGTTCATTCCGTGGCTTCTTATTTTGCACCATGCGTACCTGTTTCTGCACATTTCCATAGCCTTGATCGCTTTTTCTTCGGTGTAATAGCTTGCAAAACTGCCATATACGTTATCTAGCGTCCATACAGATATTATTGTCCCTTTTCTTTCCAAATCTGCATTTTCGTAAGTGACATCAATCGTTCCATCTTGACTAATTATTCTCATTGTCTTCATCCTCCTTTACATAATCCGGGCATTCTTCCATGTATTCATCAGTTCCATGATGCTTCCGGTTCGACTTCGACCTCGACATCATCATCGTACATCTCCATAATATCTGTGATATCACAGAACGCTCGATCTAACCGCATCATGAAAATGTCAAATTCATCTATGGATCTTAATGAATTGATATCAAGTTCGCTTTTGAATCTCATGATACAGAATCTATTGCTTTTCGATTCGTACAAATGAATTACCTTTGTCAGTTTCTCATCCTCTTCGCATTTGAAAACCAAATCACAAAATCTTCCTCCGAATATGTTATCTCTTATATGCACATCTACTTCTGCCGTCACGTTCTGATATCGTGGTTCATCATCTGTGTAGACTTCAAGGTCAGATGTATCAAGATTCTTGCTGACATATTCCTTGTATTTCTCGAATACATCTTCCAAGCTGATTACATCTTTGTCCGGCTCTGTCATAAGGCTCTTGAAGTTTCCTAAGATTTCTTTGTTGTCAATTAGGTTTGTGCTGTTAATGATTTCTGTAAGAACTGTATCAAGTTTTACTGTATATTCGTCAAGATTTACTCTTTCGATTGTCGGTGTCATTACTTCTTTTACTTTTTCATCGATAACCTTTTTTGCATCACCATTCCATTTGAACTGTTCTTCGATACTGCTTTTCAGCGCTTTAGTCACGGCATCAGACACAAGCTCTTCAACTGTTCCGTCATTCAATTTATCTGTTACTGCTTTCACTATTCTTTCTTCAAATGTACTCATAATTCGTTCCTTTCTCTACTGCCCCTATATTGCTATATCCACCATTTCATAGTTCACAGGTGCCACCATTTTTATCGGCTTATCTAACTGTTCTTTTTTAATATGTTCAAGGACTTGCCTTGTTGCACCTGTAGCTATTGCTCTGCAATCAACATATATTCTTACGTTTTTACCGTAATAATAATTTTCAAGAAATTCTTTTAGTGTCATTCAATTTTCGTTCCTTTCTCCCTATTCAATTCCAGATATATACATGTCTACCAATTCTCCATTTACGTATTTATTGGTTATTTCAGCTCTTATCAAATCGCCCTCTCGACTGTCTGCAAAACTCGGTCGATTCATTGCTCCGCTTGCATAACCATCATTTTCATAGGTCAGTCCATCATATTCAACCGATATTTCCCACTGCCAGCGAGGACAAGTAGCAAACCATTTCCGCATATCTATGTAAGTGATGGTTGCGTCCACATCTTCGTGAGTATATGTGATTTCTTCTTGTGGCTCATTGCTTTTGTCCGAAACATCATTGGAGCAACCGACCAAGAAAATGCAAATTAGAATTAAGCATAATATTTTCTTCATTTCGTTCCTTTCTCGACAACCAACTACCGTGTGATAATCGGCTATCTGGTGTTATTTACCTCCGATAAAATCAAATATATCCATTTGTCCCTCAATGTTTTCATCCTCTATCCACCATAAAAAAGCATCGTTACCGTTTTTCCATTGGCACGGTAAACCTCTTGATTTTCTTTCTTTAACCATCTGGTCAAATGCATGGATATACAAATTTTTATATTTTGGGAAATCTGCAAATTCTTTGTATCTCTTCTTTCCAGCCATAGGGCAACCAATGCAACCAACACGATCATACCCGCACTGATAAAGTTCGCAAGTAGGAATATTCTCCGAATTTATGTACTCCCACACATCAGAATCTTTCCAGTCAATAATGGGGTTTACAACCATTTTCTTTTTCTGCATACAGTGTTCGTTCATTCTCCGGCGTGCATCATTGTCATTCATCAGCATTACCGATGTGAATTTTTCTTTTGTGGCTTTCGTAGCTCCTAATTTTTCAAACTCTTCTCGATTTTTTCTCTTCGCACTCTCAGCCCATCTTACGCCAGTAGCGATAAATCTATTGGCACATCCTGTTTCTTTCAATACTGCACAACAATATCGTACTGTTCGTGTTGGTGGCAGTAGCTTCTGTGGAATCAATTTCCACATACTAGTTCTTTCTCCCTTATATGTCGGCATCTCAATCGTGCATTTAATGCCATCCATTTCCAGTTTTTTAAACACACCTCTAATGTGCCTTACTGTCTGTGGGGCATCCGCTGTCGTGTGGCTGTTGTGAACTTCAAACGGTATACCCCCTCTTCTGAATAATTCAAGCATCACATCCGAGTCTTTACCACCGGAATAAGTACATACAAGTGGCTTACCGTAATGGTATAAGCTCATTTCTGATGCAACCTGAATCCTTTTTATTGCTTTTTGTTCTAAATCCATTTCTTCACCTACGCAAATCTTAATTGTTCCTGTGTATCGTCTATAATCAAGTTCGGTACTCTCTCGCCAACCTTAAGATACGGGCAATTCGCTTCTACAAGCTTTTCTGCCATGATCGGCACAACACTGTTCCCAATTCTTGCCACCTGTTTCGCAATCGGGTATTTCTTCCAGTTATAATCTCTGTCGATAATGTAATCTTTCGGGAACCCTTGCATCACTTTTAGTTCTTCCGGTTTCAGCATTCTCAGAAAGATATCAGATATGATGTATTTTTCACCTTTGATATCCAGAATCACATTCACCAGTCCGAACCGATCTTTTGTCGTGATCGTATCAAGCGGTCTATCCAAAGTCTGTCCGCACCCACCGCCGTAATACTTAATCAGAAATGCAGATACCAATCCGAAATGCACCGGAGATGTCGTAATTGTATGTAATGGTTCATCACACCCCTGTCCAATCCCCGTCTTGTAATACTTCGTGATAAATGCTGTCACAAGTCCGTATCTATTCGATGTATCAATCGTCTTAATTGGCTCTGTCAAAAGCTGTCCTCTTGAATCACCGGCTCTTGTCTCTCCGTGATATTGAATGATGTATGCCAGTGCTTCGCCGTTCCTCACGATATAAGTCTTCTGTAATAACTGCAGTGTAATTTTCTTTCTGTTCCAGTACAATGAATCTTCCGATACCTGTATCAAACTTTCCACCAACCGGGATATCTTTCAGCATCACTTTGTTTTTCTGGTCTTCTTTCTCGATAGCTGCTACTAATTTCTTTGCTAATTCCAATACATTACTTTTGCTCATTTTTACTCCTCCTGTTTCTTTCTCCAATATTCATACGGATCCGCATAATGTGGTTTCCGTTTATAATCCTCAATAGCCTGTTCCTGTCTTGTCACAAAGTCACCTCCGAACAGCGTTCTTTTTGCTGTGTCTTACTATTCTCCGCTTTTTCTTCGTTTCTCCTGGTAATTCAGCTTTAGCACTCGCCCAACTACAGTCTGCCAAAGGGCAGATAAAACAGTTTGGATAAGTGCATCCATCCGGTTTTGCCATGTTTCTCTTACCTCCTGTTTTTTATTCGATTCTGATGTCAATATCGTATTTTTTAGCAATTTCGTTCAGCTCATCTGCCCTAACTCTCGCTTCGTCTAATCTTTTCTGCGCTCTCTGGCAAGTATGATCCAAGAATATTTTCGCCGCTTTTTTTATATCTTTTTCATGTAACCATAGCCATCTACAGTTTTTTGATGGTTCTCCATCATTCACTCCTTTAATCCATTTTTCCGTAGTATATAACCCATTAGGGCTACTATATTTAATCCAATAGTATACTCTTTCTTCAATTACAAAATTCTCTTTCTCTATTGTTTCGACTTTCTTTATTATTTCGGCTTTACGTTCCGAAATTTCTCTGCCGTTCCATATATACGCCCATGCATCTCTCACTTTTGTCTTTTTTCTATCAATCACTTTTACTTCCATTCTCCCACCTCCTATGTGATAAGTTTTCTCTCTAAATCATTCATGTCATAGTTCCGGCCATCGAAATTATTGAATCCTTTCTTCTCCTGTCCGCTATCCTCGTACTGTCCCTCAGACACTTTTGTGAAGTTGTTCGGGAGTACAAACCAGTCGAATGTTATCTTCCAGTTCTTCACTTTCCCTTGTAAGTACTTGCTTTTCTTCACGTTATCCACAGCTTGCAAGACATCATCCAATCCGTTGCTTTCTAACCTCGCTTGCAAATTCTTATATCTTTTGGAATTCTTTTCTATCTTCTTTACAGGTTTTATCCCGTAGCTTTCCAAATCGTTCCAGGCTTTTATGACAGCTTCAACGGATCCATTGTCTCTTTCCGGCTTTTCTTCCTGTCTGGTCGGCTTATCTTTTTTTTCATTCTTCTGTTCGGTCTGGTATCTTGCATAGTTATTCACCGTGTATACGGTATATCGGTTGGTGCTTTTGCATGTGATTTCTCCCGTCTTTTCCAGGTGCTTTAATGCTGTCTTTACCTTGCTTTCGCTCATTCCTGTTCCTTTTGCCAATTTGTCTATCGATGCAACAAATGATCCTTTTTTTATCTCTTCGCCACGATAGCTTGCGTCTTTCCAATTCGCTTTTAATAGCATGTGCAAGAACAGATGGCATGTATTTACGTCTGTATACCAGTCCCAGTCCAGTATTTTTCTGCTAAGTTTTATGTAATCGCTCACACCTCTTCAATATCCACCTCAATTCTCGGATTTTTCTTATCAACATAGAATTCATCCGTGAATCCCACTATGTTTTTCCATCCATCGTCCTGTAAGACTTTGGTATCTACTAATGCATCTTGGATACACTTTCGCCCAAATGCGCTCACATTATCCAAGTCGCGTCTCTTGTCCGGTTCATACCATCGGTAGTGCATCCGTACCTTTCTTGTTATTCGCAATCTTCCAAATTGCTCATATATGGCTTGCATCACACGGGATTCATTATCTTTCTTCATATCCGCACCCTTGTACCTGTTGGTATTCAGTGCCCGGATATAGTCATTCATGTTATTCAGCTTGCCTTTCACCATCAAAATGTAATGCATTGTAATCCCTACCCATCTTTTTCCAACTCTCAAACGTCTGCTTCATGCAGAGCCGTTTATACTGGATTGCTCTGGCTCTATGTAATTCTTTCCCAATGTATTCATGGAATGCTTTTTCATCTACCGGATCACCCGGAATCGGTCTAAATACACCATTTCCAATATTCACAATACAGTCACCATTGTTATTCGCATGCTCTATCATTCTTCGAAAGATTCTATCAACATTCATGTTGTACGGACGTTGTATTGCGTTTCTATGTCCATCCGGTATTCGTATAAAATAGCTCTCTGCCGTCTCTCTATTCTTTCCCACCGCTTTTCTCCTTTCTGCCGGAGTGTGGCTTCTCCGGCCGTGATACAATATCTTGTGCTGTGCATATCGAATGGGTGAGATGATATGCGTTAGAACCTGTTAATAGTTCCATTTTTGCCACATGAATCTATATTTATTTAGTTACAACCTGTTCTTTCCGAACGCCTGTATGAACTCTTCTCTTGTCCCGTAGTGTTCTTCGAAATATCTCTGTGCCATCCGCTTAAGCTCTAAGTCCAACCCACTGTTTGGGTTCCCGTGTACGCTCTCTGGCGTAAATTCGTGTAAATGTGTTGCTAACGGTATTACAAACCCGTATTCTTCCGATTTTTTTCTATACGGACCATAGAAAATGTGGTGTCTGTGGCAGTTCGGACTTCCTGTGAAGTAGCAGTGCTCCATATCATCAGTGAATACACTTTTAAGTCTTTTCGCCAATCTTCACACCCCATCTTTCTTTCATTTCGCTTATTTGGTTCGGTGTCATAGTCTCTATGCCAAGTTCTTTCGCTTCGTACACAGTCCCGTCAATCAGTTTTGCCATTTCATCGGTATCGTAAGTATGTGAACCTCGCATTACTAGATTCACCCGGAATACTTTTCCTTTCTGATTGGTGGTTGTCTTAGATGTGGGTTGCAGATGAACAAACTCCACATTGTATGCGTCTATATCATCGTCCAATGGGAGCGGAACTAATGCGCCGTTAATGGTTTCGTACTGTCCGTATTCCGCTATTAGCTTATTCTTTATGTACACCTTGCTGTTCCCGGTCGCATCTGCAATCTTTCCAACCAGTACATGAAAGTAAGAGTTTGCATCGAGACTTCTTTTTTTCTTGTATGCCTTAATTGTTATTACAATCTGCTTACCTCTAAAGTTCTCAAATGCCTGTCTTGCATCTTCATTTAGCGTCAGACTGGCTTTCTGCTTATTGGTGGCAAAATCCACCGCTAAGCCATCAAAAGTCCCTGTATAGTCCATTAATCATCACCATACTTTTTCTTAATCGCATTCAGCATCATTGCACATTCTGTTTCTGTAAGTGTGTCCACCGTCTTTCCATTTCCGCATACCCAAGCTTCTAAATCAATGCCGTGTGCCGTACACTGCGTTTTAAGCGTTTTCTTTTTTGCTTCTGATGCAAGATTCTCTCCAGTTCCAGGAATCTGTGCTTCCAGTTTGTTGTATTCTTCTTTCAGCCATAAGTTAAATCCAAGTCCAGTATGAATAGCCACACACTTCACAAACGCTCTGCACATGCTGTTCCATACTCTCTGTTGGCTCATGGAGTTGTCCTTTACTGGATTTGCGCCGTTCATTACTGGTGTCTGCATCTCATACTCTTTATCGTCAATCACAACTTTTATTCGTGTTTCATAACAACGATTTGTATTATTGTTTTTGTCCTTAAACTCGATGTCTGTTTTTCTAAGGCTGCTTCCGGTTTGCGGATCAGGAATTGGCTCCCAATACACCTCGGTAGCACCATTCTGTCTCAGCAGTTCAATACATTTCGCCCAGTTCAAATACGTGAATCCATCTCGCTTTTCGCAATACTGGCTTACATCGACTTTCACTAATTCCTCGTAGCTTTTAAGTGCCATTTATAACATCCTCCTATACATGTCATTCAAGCAATCTTCGCATAGCTTCTCATCGTCTACCGTGTATAGATATTCACCCTCATACATCGGCACACCGCATGAGCTACAGTAAGTTACTGGTTCCGGCTCCGGCGGTATGGTCTTCCAATGGTCATAGCCTTTAATACTTTCCATCTCCATTCCACCCCATCAGTTTTAAAATCATGTCTCGCTCAATATAGATGTTTTGGCAGACATATCTTTTCAGTGTGTCCAGTTGCGCTTTCAGGTAGGCATATCCGTATACTGCATTTCCGTAGTCGCTCACGATATCTGCCACTGCATCGGCTTCGCTCTGTAAGCTATCTTTTTTCTCTTCTCCCATGTTCAAATCTCCTTTCATGTGTTATAATTTTCTTGAATGTTTTTCTGAGTGCTTGATTGGATTTTCCATCGGCACTCTTTTTTATACACATCCGGCTATCATAACCGCCAATGCGTATAGCGTAATCACAAGTGCTATCCTGTAGTAGTTAAGCTTGTCTTCCATGCTCTCTACCTCCTACCAGATCATAAGTGCCAGCATTGCAATGAATGTGACTAACCATAAGCAACGCCAAAAGATTACTTTTCTTTTCAACTTGCGGATGATCTCTGTTGCCATTGTCATGTGTGCTTCCTCCTGTTCTTCAGATTTGCGAATTACAGGAGAATGTGTTATAATTAACCTGTATTCGCTAAGTGTTCGTTAGCGGTACACCGCCCTGTCTGGTATGTCGGTACCAGCGGGGCACTTTTTACGCCCTTTTTGTCATCAGACTAATTGTGTCTGACATATATCTATATTCTTTTTATTCTTATTCTTCTTTATATTCTTCTATTGTTGTCAACTGGCTTGCGAATTGATTGTTAATTGATTGTTATGTGGCTTGCTAACCGTTTTCACTTGACAAGCAGTTTTGCCTTATTTTTCAAGGGTTTTAGCTTGTCATTTGCTTGTCAACTGGCTTGTCAAAATTTTCGATTTTTTGAAAATTTCTTTAATTTTGGCTTGTCAATTGATTGTTATCTGAGTGTCGTTTGGCTTGCGACCAGTTACCGTTTTGCCCTTATTTTTCAAGGGTTTCGGCTTGCTAAGTGGCTTGCGTTTTGACCAAAAATCAACTGCCATTTTCGCATTTACCTTTCCAATAATTTGAATACATTGAAAAATAAATATTCTTAGGCTTTTTTACTGCCTTTTTTGTCTTACAACGTTGCCGGATGTTTCTGACTTTTTTATCTACCATTCAATCTTTTTTCCAGTAATGTTGTAAGACTGTTTTATAATCTCAAGTCTCTTGTTGATAATTTGAATTTGTAATTGCATCACAATTGACATAAGACATAATATCCAAAATTCATATTCTTTCATTTTTCATCTCCTAAACCAAATATGATAATAACCAACGTACATTTCTTAATAAGTCTTTTCCGCTAAAAATAAGATTTATTAAGATTGATGCAACTCCGATGATTATTGCTACCGTTGATTGATCTAGCTTTCTTTTCATCTTTGCCATCACTCTCCTTGTCTTTTCTTCTGGATTCTCCTATACTGTTTATACAGGCACTGCCATGCCGAGTAATCCAGAAAGGAGTTTCAATTATGGTATTAAGTACTAATGCAGAAAATTTCTTAAAATACCTTTTGGATATCTATAAAGATACAAAAGAAAATAAGTTTTATTATTTCTCTTACATGGATTTCCCTAATCATGATTCTGCAATAGAGGAATTAGTCGAGAATCACTGCATCCATAAAACAAATAACATCAATGGGTGTATCAAAATCTCAGAAGATATTCTTCTTTAATCATTTCCCTGAGTGTCCTTGCTATCAGCCATTTCAGCAACTTCGCTCAGGGTTTCCCTTTTGCTGTTTACTAATTCCACAAACTGTTCAAATTCAATACCACCATCAAAAGAAAATTCTTGAATATTGATTCTCATGTCTACAGTCGGACACAACTCTCCGCTTTCATTTCTTGCGTGATAGTTCAGGTCTTCTATGCCGTTTGTGATGTATTTACCATCAATGAAAACGTTTGTGCTCTTTCCTATCTGCACCAATGCAAATTTAGGATTCATGTTGTAACCTCCTTTAATTAAACTTTGCTCTGGCAGACATCAGCTCAGCCAGAGCTTTTGTCATTTCGGCCAATTCCTGACTTTCATAAATAGATGCAACACGTTCTGTTTCTTTCTGCAAAAAGTTACACAGTTTTTCAATGGTGTTATCTACTTTTAAAAGTTTGTCCTGTTCCATGTTGTCACCTCCCTGTATTCAATTTATGTTATGCATTGACTTGTCCAATGTAGTAAAACAGAAGTAATGCCATTGCCAGATTTATTGACATCTGTGAACTGCAAGTCAAATATGGCACTCTCAAGAACAACCAGAACGGTTTTTCGATTTCTGTTACGACAAACGCCACAATCAATGCAGTTATCCCGTATACCGTGCAAATAACCGATGCAGTTATCATCTTTGTTATCACCCCTTTTTGTGTTATAATTTTTCAAATGCTAAAGAAAAGAGGTTGTATAATGCACGCAATTTTTAATTTCATGCAAGAATTATTCACAAGAGAAAATGTAACTTTTGCTATCGCAGTTTTCGGTGCTGTCGGAACCGCATGGAACTTGTTTCAATCTCGGAGAAAGATAGAATTTATTCCTATCGGCTTCAAGCTGAAAGATGATAATGAACTGATCGTTCACTTCGAAATCATCAATCATTCCAGAATCGCTATATCAATCGTGAATATCTCTTACTTGTATGATGGTGTCCATTACTCATGCTCAAAAGAGCGTGCTATTGGCGAGTCAATTTATCACGAACGAATGCGATTAAAGAACCTAACAGACTTCTATACACAACCTTTTCCGCTACAATTGGTGGGGCTCGGTGGTACTTCGGAATATATTCGATTTGAACTCCCGCCAGAAATTCATCCAGATTTTTCCAAACCTCAGACTTTTCAAGTCTCTGCCAATCGCGGAAAGGCAACTGAAATGAAACTTCTGCTAACTGATTCGGATTCATCCAGTTTACGTAAATCTCGTATTCCGACTTTAATCCGTTCGTTCTTTCGAAAGTAGTTTCTACACAGTTGTCGTGTGTTCTCTGGGATATTGGCTTTCCATTGCCTAATGGACTGTATTCCACGCTATCACCTCCCTGTATTTAATTGTTATGGTTCCGGCATCCCTTATGTTTTCTTCGCCGGAGTGTCCGGCTTCTTTTCTGCTTCATCTGCCAGACTTTCTACTTTTCCGAGAAAATAGCCTTTGTCAAATTCGGATAAGTTCGGCATTGCCTTTTTAATCTTCTCAACTATCTTTTTTTCTTTCTCACTCATGCACTCACTTCCTTTCTGTGCTATACTCCTTGTATCAATACCAAGGAGGTGCTCTTATAATGGAAATCGATTCTAAAAAACTGGCACAGATGATATCAGATTCGGCAATCGGGCTTTACAAGAAATCTTATTCTGATTGCTACGAAAAATATCTGGATAAATACGGTGCTGATATTGCAATGTCAAGAGCAATAAACGAATCAATCCCGATTCTTGTTGAGTATTTAGTAAAAGAAATTATTGAACTTAATAAGTAAGCTTTTTCCCGGTAATGTTGTAACTTTCTTTAATCTGCATAAGCTTTTTATCTACATCGTCAAATTTCCTTGAAATAACGATAAAGAATACCGCCATTACTGATAATTCAATAATTTTATTTTTCATTTTTGCTATCACCTCCTTGTTGATTCTACTTTTGCAAGGAAATATCCTTTATCAAAGTCTGACAAGGAGGAAAAACCTTTTATCACCCGTTCCACTATGTAAGCATCCAAACCAATTCTTTTAATCTCTGGATGCTGTTCAATCAGAACATCATCAAATCCTTTGAATGTGCATGGCCGGCTTTCTTTTTGCTCAACGCTTAGAAGTTCATTCAACTTTTTACAGGCTTCATCAAATGGAATTTCAAAGTATTCTCTTCCATTTGGAGTGTGTTTTCTGTGATTGCAGTAATGTCTGTGCATTTCTCTTTCTATGTCAAATGGATTGCTCAAAAATTCACTTGCATAGATTCTTCTAACCTTGTACGGTATCTGTTTTGCTCTACGTTCCACATTTCCAGAAACGCCTATCTTTACAAAGCCGTCACACTCCATCACATAAACTCTTTGATTCACTTTTTACCTCCTAACGTTTTTTAAATCCTATATTTTAGGATTCTCTATCCACAAAAATAAAGTCCATAGGAATACCAGAAAGTTCACTGATGATTCTTAACTGACTTAAATCTGGCTCTGTTTTACCTAACTCCCAATTAGTTACAGTTGCCGGAGAAACGCCCACTTTCTCAGCAAATTCTCTTTGTTTCAGCTTCGCATTAACTCTACATGCTGCTATGGAAATCCTCGGAACTTTGTAAGTCTCTACCATTTAGGTTCCTCCTTTCTTTATCTTATGCCTGTATTATAATCCTATTTTTTCGTATTGTCAATATAATAATTTAATTTTTTAGGATTATTGTTGAGTTTTTTAGGATTCTGTGATACTATAATAAACGTAGAGAGGAGGTGTTAACATGACCGAGGAGGAACAGAGAAAAATCTTCGCAAAGAACTTAAACTACTACATTTCCAATAGTGGAAAGCAACAAAAGGAAGTTGCTGAAGCGTTAGGATTCCCCCAAACAACTTTTAATACTTGGTGCACTGGCAAGATAATGCCGAAGATGGGAAAGGTACAGGCAATAGCTGATTACTTTAAGATTTTAAAATCCGACTTGATTGACGATAAATCATTCAAGGAACCATCAGAAGAATTTCTTGAGATTGTAGCAAAATTAGGCGCAGACGATGAACAGTTTCAGAAAATTATAATTGATTATTATCACATGAGCACAGACAGAAAAAAAGTTTTTTGCGAGTTTTTCAACACTTTCGTTTCTGGCAACTAAAAAGGAAAAGGGGACATTAAGTCTCCTTTTCCTTTTCTTCTCTATAGCACGCTTTGACAAAATAAAATACCAGTTTTAAATATTTTTCGCTTGTCATTGCGGTTACTGCTTCAAGAATCCGAGTTTTGTAATATTCTTGCTGTTTCTTTTCGTCCACATAAATCCCTCCAATATCCCGACACCTCATTCCAGTAGCGATTACCTACATTGTAGAACATATGTTTGCTATCTGTCAATGTTTTCACTGATAGCATCTTTTACAATAAGATAGATGTACCGCATTAAGCGAGGGTCACGGATGCCTTTTATCATCCGCTTGATTTCGTTTTCATAAGTATCAGTCCATGTTTTGCTGCTCTTGCTGTTCATTTCGTCCTTTCCCATTAGATTACCTCCTATCAATGGCTTGACAAGTGCCATTTTTATTTTATAATTATACATGTAATATTTATATAGATTATAACTCGAAACTATAGTCAAGATGTTGGCTAAAATATCGTATTTTTCTTATTAAAAAGAATGAAAAATAGCCAAGATATTAGCCTTTTCGACAGGATGTGACATAATGTTAACAAAAGAGGAAATGTTGAATAACTTTGCACATAACATCGAAGAAGAGCGGAAAAGCCTTGATTTTACGCAAGTTCTCTTTTCTAAGATGCTGGGTGTGTCTGTGTCCACATACAAAAACATCATTTCACGGAAGACTAATAATCTTGACGTTTTCTTAGCACTAAGGTTGTCGGAACTAACGCACAAACCTATCCCTGATCTCTTAGGGTGTTCTTCTAAGGAATACGAGGTATTGGGAAAGTACAGGCAATTGACCGACAGACAACGTGCGTATATTCTTGGTAAGATGGACTATGAACTCTCTATGAAAGTGCTGGAAACGGATCCAGAAAACATGTTGGATGTTCTATGCCCCACTGGTGAGATGGCTGACGGTATGATATTGGATTCCTCACACGAAGAACGGATATACTGCCCGGAATACATAAAAAAGTACGGCGAGACGCTGCACTGTGGCATAAAGATAACGAGCAACCACTTGCTCCCTGTATATGTAAAGGGTGATATCATTTGCATATCCAAAAGAGTACCAAGAAACGGTGATACCGTGATTATTATACACAAAGAAACAGGACGTGCGTATATAAGGCGGTATGTACAGAAAAGTAAGACAAAGTTAGTCCCGATCAACGGCTTCGGTGATGTCATAGAAGTTGATCCGAATAGTTTTGAAGACATGGAACAATGGGTAAGGTTTGGAGTTGTGATTGCGGTATTAAGAAGATAGCATACTATATACTTATTAAAAAGATAATAAGGAGCTGTTGAAATGCGTCCGAGCCAATATCATTACATAAAGCGTGCTGTAACAAGAACTGCTTACAACCGAAAAATGCAGAAGAAACGTGCTAAAAAGCGTAAGAAAGAACTCAGGAAGAAAAAAAGGAAAGAAAGGCTCTATACTTTTCAAAAGAATTCAGAGAAAGCTTCTGTACAACATGATTCTCCTGGATTTAAAATTACAATGCTTGTATTGGGCGAAATTTTCTTTGGAATATTAGCACTCTTTCAGACGATTAATCTTTTCGCAAACTGGACAAGGTGTGTGAAAGAAAATGGTATAATTGGTACTATATTCTTATTCATAATAAATATAGCATTTTTTGGCGGGTTAACATATCTATTCTCATATTTGATAAAAAAAGACAAGAAAAAAGACACTGACACTTTGCAATTTGATAATTGTATATATCATCTTGCAAAAGAAAAATCTCTAACCGATCGTGCCAATGCTGTTCTTGAAAATGAGTACAAAACTCTTGTCGAAGACTTAAACAAATTGGACGTCGAAAGAAAAACTGTTTCAGAAAAAGAAATTAAGATAGATAATATAGAGATTCCATCTGAACATATTAACAAAAGTGAGAAGCAGGATAATGAACATATAAAGGATTTTTCTACTGCTTTCGCTGCTTTGTGTGTTGCAAATTGCGAACTGGACAAAGAGCAAAATTATACAGACGATGTAACAGGTGGAAATGTAAAATATAACGAAAAACGATTTGACAATCTTACGAATGATTCTGTCATAAGTCAAATTGTATCGGATGAAAAAATCAAGGAAGTTTCCGATAAAATCATACATGCATATAGTGAAATTGGATTAATGGTTATGATAGATGGTTCATTATGCACAAATCAATATGTTGTTCTAAAATTAAAACCGATGCATGGGACCAGGATAAATGACATAATTTCCATTCAAAGCTCTATCGAAAGCGCAATTGGAATGAAATCACTAATGAATGTCATGTACAAAAAAGGATATATCGGGATTCTACTCCCAATCTATCATTTTATAGAAAAAGAAAAAATACCCACTACTGGCGAGTAATCAGCAGTGGGTATTTTTTGTATTGTATGCAAAGTGTAATGCTCTTATATTATTTTACGATGCCGGATAAGAGCCAGTAGGTCGTGATAAGTCCTACTTTTCTGTCTGGTGTAAGTCCTCTGTTCCTCTGGAATACTTCTACGCACTTCCCGAGGTAGTCTGTCCACCCCTCATTATAAGACAACTTCGTAAAGCCATATACGTCTCTGAGGGTACGTCTAAGCCATCTAATAGCCGTGATACAGTTGTGCGTCTGCCCCGACCATAAGATATGCGTTTTAGCAAAATTCTGCGAGCCGACACCAAACTTATTATCTACAGACAGTGTGTTGGTGTCAAATCCTATATTCATAGCTTTCTGCCATGCCCCAACACGGGTGTTTTCCAGGTAATATCTCTTGTCACCTTTCCAAGATTCATCTGTCGGTTTTGCTGCTGTGGCCTGTGTAGAATTCGGTTTCTGTACCGGCTTTGCAGTACCACCAAGATTCTTATACACATAGTTCACATCCACATAACCTGGAATGCCTGGAATAGAACCCTTTGACGTGTACTGCCACATGTCGATTCCGTCTACTCCGGCGGACTTAGAGCCGTAAGATGCAATCCACAGAGAATATCCCCATGTCTGACCGATATAGTTCTTATACCAAGATGTAGATGCATAGATTCCGGCTTTATAGCCATGTGCCACCATTGCGTCACAAAATGCTTTTGCGTTGGCTTTTGCAACGCTCTGTGTTCCCGGCTGTTCGCTGTCAAAATATACAGGCCATGCCGGAGAATGTCCTTTTAGAAGTCTTAATGCGTGGTTGATTTCTCCCCGTACCGCACCTGTAGTCTTTGCGTAAGAATACAGATACACACCGTAAGGGATGCCAAGACGTTCACATTCAGATACATTTCTCAGCCATTTTTTGTCATCCTGTCCTGTCTGATCTTGTCCATATCCGCATCTGATGATAGCACCTACAATGCCGGATGCTTTTACTTTCGCCCAGTCGATGTTCCTGTTGTGTTCAGAAACATCGACTATCCTATTCAATATATCCCTCCTGTTTTAAGTGTTCTTTCGTTTCTGTAATCTCTGATGTATGATCTTTCACAAACTTTTCTGCATCTGTTTTTTCCATGCTGTAGTGTTCTGCCAATTCGTCTACGGTATAACCGTATGCACAGCTTTTGATCACTTCGCACATGGTTTCTTCGCTCATAGCTGCCATATTTTTTCTCCTTTCCTGTTTGATAAGGAAATCATCTCATATTTTTCGACTGGCAATGTTCCCCACATTTTTAGGTTAATGCGCACCAGTTAACAAACATAGACACACTTGAATTGTGTCCGTTAACAGTACGAATAACGCAACTACTGGTGGTCGTACTTAAAACCTCTACTCCGAACGATTTTGTATTTTTCGATCCACCGGAAAGAGATACAAGTACAGTCGGAGCCTTTGAAAAAGTTTTTCCGAATTTTACAGTAGTATCTTTGTAAGTATTTGCAGGTGTTTCGATAAGAGACGTTGTGCCAAATACTGGGGCTTTTGCTTTTAATTCCGTAATATACGTCAGAATTGTTTTGTTCCCTAATTCTGAAAACTTCCACGTAGATGCAATTCTGCTTTTAATCGTATCGAAAATAACACCAAGTTTTGTTCGATTTGTAATCGGTGTAGAATCTTCAACGATGATATCATCTGTATCATTTACTTCTGTAACTTGTGGAAGTTCTTTTATATATTTTCCATAGATTTTCTGCGCTTTTTCATCAGCCATTTATATCTTCCTCCTTAATAAATAATGTTTGTGTAGCCATACTTTCTAATTCACTAATACGTCTTTCTAACTCGTAAATATCGTCCTCTGTAAGCAGTTTTTTTACATTTATGCCATTGTTCCAAATTGGCTGGCTTAATCCGAGCATGACTGGATTTGCATTAACATCTCCAAATTTAATATTTACAGACGTTCCAGATTCTGTCGTTTCTGTAGTAGCACTGTAAACAGTATAATCAGCATCATTAATGTTCCTTTTTAAATCTCCTGTCATAGCTCCACCAGCGGTCGGGACGTAAGGCTGTCCAGATCCTGAAAAGACTTCGTTTGCCGGAAATTCAATATCAGATTCGCCATTTACGCTCCTACTGCATCCACCGATAGTAATCTGTCTTTCTTTCCCCCATTGGTCAGTTACTATTCCGTCCTGACCATCAAACGGTGTACCATTGATTTTAATATCGTTTTTCAGCGAAGTTGCTTTGATTTGAGACACATCAATATCAACAGATTCACTGCCGTCTATAGTTGCTGTCCCTGTAGCATCGCCGGAAAGAGTTAGTTCAAACGGATTTGTTAATTTATCCGCTGTAGCAACGGAAAGCAGTTGTTTTAAAGTCCCGACAGAAATCTTTAGATCTTCTGTGCTTGTTTCTATGAGCAAGTAATCATTATCTGACAATGTTTTCGCTTCGTTCAACGCTTCAATGTATATCTGGTCCATACTATCACCTACTTACTAGAGCATTCGACAAATCGCTTACCAAAGAGTTTACTTTTTCAACAAGTTTGTCGTATTCTGTTTTTTTAACGTACAGCTGATCTGTCTTTTCCGAAGAATACACTGTGGATCCACTCAACTGTGTATCATCGATTCCGACCTTTCCGGCTATGATTTGGTTAGCCTTGTCGATAGCTTCATTCGCTGTCTTTGACGCTTCTCTTGCGTCTTCGATAGCCTGTTGGATATTCGCCAAGTCTTGCTCAAAATCTTCTCTTGTAGCCAACGTCTTAAATGTTCCGGCTGAAAAACAGATAAATACTTTTTGGTTTTCGGCCACTTCGTCTATAGTTACCGCAAATTCACCGGGGAGCATCTTACTTGCGTCAAAATCTGCAAGTAGTCCCCTACGCATCTGTATAGCCATATTTTCTCCTTTCTATCCAGGGATCCATCTTACAAGAGAAACACCAGATGGTTGTGTCGGTGTCCCTCCACCGCTAGCAGAACCGCCTTTTGTATACCGTAAAACGTAATCCCATCCTCTCGAATAATTATAATATCTGCACACCCATATCTCTGTTCCCGTCTGATCCCCGGCTTCTGGATGTCCTCTTGTAGATGATGCTTGCACCATCTGCCCACCACCGATGTACATTGCAGTGTGATATTTAACATTTAGCAGTACATCCCCTCTTTGCATTCCAGCACCAGTGGCTCTGTTGCAGCTTGCCGTTACATCCGTGAATCCGCAAGCACGAAAAACATTGTACATATTTCCCGTATAAGTAGCTCCATTTGATTTTACCGGAACTCCGGCTTGTTGCCATGCAGATATTACGAGTGATGAGCAATCATAGTCTGGATTCCCCCAACGGTTCGCTTGGCTGTAGCCATGCCTGTTGTCGTTGGCTATTCTAATAGCCCATTGAACCGCACTTTCTGTTTTTGTCATATGCTGTCTCCTTAAAATGTTGTACCGCTTGCTGTTCTGCCACCGATTAAATAACCGTTTCGATAATCCAAATAACTTCCATCAGAAAATACCGCACGTCCAGTTTTGGCTTGTGTACCTCCGGTAATAAGTTTGTCTGTTGCAACTAAAACGGAATCTCCCCATATTGCTGTCCGTCCATTAGTGCTTACACTAACAGCGGCATAGCGATTACCGCTATGCACATACATTTCTATTCCTTCACTTCCATCACCAGCGCCTTGCACATACTTTACGGTTCCAACCAGTGCACCTTTACTTCCGTATACATCAATTTGTCCGTTATTTACACGGATAGCATATTGATCTTTAGGATCGTTTGAGTAATATCCATTTACTCCCAATGTCCCAACGACTTTTCCGTCAGCATTTTCAATAACGCAATGTCCGTTCGTATTGTTGTAACCGCCAAGCGTAAGTGTTCCAGAATGTATCCAATCGCAGTTAATACCTACGGCAGAAAGTACATTAACTACTGCGTTTCCGTTAGAATCAAGTCCGGCATTCCACGTTTTTCCACCGTCTGTAGATACCGCAAAAGCATCCCCGACCATTTTCCAGATAATGTTCGAATCTTCCAGCCGTTCTTTGTTGTGGAGATAAAATACAATGGATTTATCATCCTGTATCTTTTCCGTCTTGAAAAATCCCATCCCTTGTGTCATTAATGCCGTAAGAGATTGAACAGCTTCATCGTATTTGCTGATTTTTTTATCGGCCATTGCAGAGGCCTTTTGTATTGCTTTCGTTTCAGAAGTCACGTACTTACTGCTATTTCTGATTGCATTTTCGGCCGAACATTTCAGCGAAGTAAACCCGAGGAAGTTAAAAGTAATATCAGTCAAGATGGTTTTGTTTACTTTTCCGTTCCTGTCGATAACATAGGCAAGATCCATAAAGTCTGCAAGAGGATAAGAAAGATGTTCGCCGGAAAAATTCATAAATGATACGCCCGTAAGTTTTGCTCCGACTGTATTAACCAGTAAGCTCTTATCTTTGATTAGTGAATTCTCTATACTCAATATGTATCCCTCAGAACCATATGTGTACGTTTTTTCATTCTCTGTAGTTTGGATTCCTGTGATAACTATAGGCTCTACTCCTGTTGTCAACCCAGTCTTCCACTGGGTTAAAAAGTGGAAATTATCAACCAATTTGAAATTACCATCATCCAAAATGTCACCGCTTGTATACACGTTCGTGGCATCCGTCAGAATGTATCCACTTGCTTCTTCCACATCCACGGAATGTACTCCAAGCACATTCCCGTTTTTAAGCAAGAACAGGTTATCTTTTTTCCCTATCAGTTGATATGTATTTCTCTGCTTTCTTTCAACAGACCTGTACATAATTCCATAAGAATCATCTGTAAGAAGTTCCAACCCATCATCAAACCATCCACCGTCAACATTCGAACCGCTTGAATATTTTTCGGAACTCCAATCCAAGTCGTCGTAATAATACTCGCTAATGTCTTCTGAGAATGTACCGCCAGACATATCCGCATAAGTTGAATACTTTTCTGATATCATGTCTGTTTCGAACTGACCACCGTCATAATTCTGTCTCGGATCGTCAAACCATCCACCGTCAATGTCCGCAATATTATCAAAAAGAGACATATCATACTGTGAAATCTGTAAATGGTTATCTGCATTCATCCACGCATTACCGCCAGCAATCATTGCAATCCATCCGATCACCTGTCTGTGAGTGGTATTTGTAGGTTTTTCCTTTACCATGATGTTATCATCAGAAAACGAAGTAACATCCATCTGCACACCGCACGTTCTGCAAGAATCTTTCAGAATATCCTTTAAGCTGAGCGGATACGTTAAATGTGTGGTATAATCTCTGTCAAGTTTGTATGCATCGTCATAAGCAGAAAAGCTTACGGTATCCCCATAGCTTTCCGGGTCAATTACGGTATAAGTGCCACTTTTTATAGTCAGATCACCTATATCCGTGCTAATTGACTTATACAATGTTATCTTTGCACCGAGAAAGCTATGAACTCTATATCTGTCATCTGCGTTGTACAGTTTTACTGTGATTTTTCTGGACACAACATTACCGAGTGGCAAGCTTTGTGTACCAGCTCCATCAACAATGTTGTTGCCAGATATTAAAAATTCGGATCGGCCAAGATTTAACACTGTGCCATCCAAGAAAGTAACCCTTGCAGATGGATACCAGTCACTACGTCCGTATATAGCTTTCTTATATGCATTGCTAATGTGTATCATAGTGGATTCACCCCGATTATGTTAAAACTAAGGGATTTGTACTTTTCTTCTCCCTCTTTTAATGTCCCGATATCTACACTTCCTTGTGTGACGTAAAACGGTGCTTCTCTCCATCTTCCGTAATACACGGAAAAATAATATAGTTGCACCTGTCTCTGATTTACAATCATCTGCAAAAGGCTTGCCATTTCTGATATGCTTATGTCACTTCCCTCATAAGTGTAAGATTCTACCGTGAACATCGGTTCATTGCACATAACGCCACTCATTAATCGCTCTGTTCCCTCTGTAGAGGTAGTGGCAAAGCTGAATTTGAATGTGTCTGGCTGATGAATAGTCCGACCATTAATCTTAATCACTTGCTGTGCCATTTTACCTACCTCCCGAGTTCAAATACATTCTGTCCGTTGGACATCTGCATTTCTTTTGCTGTATTAATAAGCTGTTCAAGTACCGTTCTGCTATCCAGATTTACCACAAGTTTTATCATTCCTATACCTTTACCGCTTTCTTCACTTACGATTTTTCTTAACAGATTTTCCGGCATCTCCAAGTTGTTTCCCTTTGTCTGGTCACCAAGAACCGCTAAAAACGGATTTCCGGCCGGAATAACTGCCCCTTGTGCAAGATATGGAATTCTGGTGTAATTTGCATGGGAAAGATTAATTCCTTTACCACCGATACCTGGAACCCAATCTGGCACCTTAATGTGATTCAGTCCGTCTACCAAACCGTTAATTGCATTAATAATCGCTCGATTCAATCCATTAAATAGGGCAATAACCATATTTACAGGTGCTTTAAAAATTGAGTAGATTAAGTTAGCAGCTCCACGGAGTATTTTTAGTATTCCTTTTAGCGCCATATCTACATTTCCTGTAAATACTCCTTTTAAAAATGTGACAAACCCAGAGCATATCTGTTTAATGCTGTTAAAAATCCCTTTAAAGCTGTTAAGAAAAACTTCCACTACATCTCCAAATACTCCGAATTGAGCGTGCCAGTCAGTGGCAAATACTCCTTTTATCCATTCTATAAGTTTTGCCATTGTATCTTTAAGCTGATCCCAGTGAGTGATAATTAATACAATAGCTGCAACAGCTAACGCAATGGCAATAGGTATTACATTTGAAGCAACTGCAAATCCATCGAAAGCCGTAACGATCATAGAAATTGCTCCAGATAATCCCCCAGCACCAGTGAATACACCTATAAGGCTTGTAATGGCATCTTTTATTCCAAGTACAAGAGGTGATATCTTCGATGATGCAAAGGCTCCAAGCAGTGCAGCTCCAATGGCATCAACAATCCACTGATGCTCTCCGAGAAAATCAAACAAATCCGCAAGTAGATTAATAAGGAACGGAAGACCGCTCTCTATCAGCCATGTAAGCATCGGCAATATAATGTTTGTATACACTCTTTCTAAGAAACTTCCGATAGCTTCTATCAGCGGTGACATAGATTCAAACAGATTCTTAATCGAATTAAGTAACGGGTAAAAGTCCAACGATCCCGCCCACTGAGCCGTATCCCACACAAGACGATTGATGATATCAAGTACCTTTTGGAATGCATCTGCTATAGCCTGTATAATGGCCGTTCCTACGGCGTTTTTATTCCAAGCTATATCTAATTGCCTTGCGATGTTTCCGATCGTTGTAAGTAGCCCCTGTGCAATCTGTAAAATGGTAGACAGTATCTGTGTGCCTGTACCATTCGTCCAGACTTCCAACATACTACTGCCGACACTCTTTGCAAGTGCTCCAAGTTCCGATAATGCATACTTAGCAGCATCAATCGTGTTCTTTCCCTCACGTTCCCACGCTTCTTTAAATGGTTGGAATATCTGCCCCAGTACATCCTTGATTTTTTCAAAAATCGGCGGTGCATCTATTGGAACTTCTTCAAACATTTTGCTGATCGGTGTTCCGTTTACATCGGATCCAGACGGTGCTGTGTCGGTATCCTTATTTGTTGTGTACCGATTAATTTCATCAAGAGGTGACAGGTAGTCTTTCGCTGCTTTTGTGGCTTTTTTCGTAGACTTGGCGGTCTTATCCAGACTGGCAGCATAATCTTTTTGTACTGCCAGTGCCTTTGTGTATGTTTTATTCCCGGCAAGATACCCGAAAAACATCCCTACATAAGTTATGGCTGTGCTGATAAGGTCAATGAATCGTGACAGTATCGGTGTCACAACTTCCAGAATCGGACTGAAAGCTGTAGCAAATGCATTTTGCAATCTGATAAGGCTCCCCCACAAAGTAGATATATTTGCGTTTGTGGTTTTGGAATATTGAGCGAGATTATTGAATCCACCTATTATTCCTTGTGTAAGAGCACTAAGAATTCGAAAAACACTGCTAAACAATAGAGACATCGTAAGCATTCTTCCGATACTCATTCTTGCTGATCCGGCTGATTTACTAGTGTCTTTAAATGACCTACTCAGTTTTGAATTGGAATTTGCAGTTTTGTTATTAGCACTGTTTACTCCAAAAAGTTTTTCTTTCAAGGAAACCAAACCAGTACCGTAACTTGCAAGTTTGCTTTTAATGCCAGAATACGATGTGTTTAATCGGTTCTGCATATCTGTAAGTCTTCTTTCTGCACTCGCAAGTCTTTCCATGTCTGCCTGTGCTTCTTTGGTGTTCACACCAGTAGAAAAGGCTTTTCCAGAAACTTCCAGATCAATAAGCTCCGACCTTGCGTATTTAATAGTGTTCGCAAGTTCATCTATGTCATACTGCATTTTTTTATAAGTCGAAGTGTTCTTTTTTCCTCCGTTTGCTACAAAACGTTCCTGTGATGCCGTAAGCTGATTGAGTTTTGCTTCTGCTTTTGAAATTTGGTCGGATATTTCCTTATATTCCGTGGTTGGGATGCGCTGATTTGCATAGGATGCTACCTTTTGGCGTAATGATTCTACCTTTTGTTCTTGCGCACTGTATTCATTATTCAGTTTTGCAAAAGCATCTATCTGCTTGTTGATGGCGTTTTTTGCAGACGTTCCCAAATTATCCACCCTGTCTGCTGCTCTTCGCAATCCGGCTTCAATTTCTTGTGCGCCCGCCTTTACGCCATCAGTTCTGATTTTTGTGTTAATAACAATACTTCCATCTTCTGTCATGTATTGTCCTTTCTACCGCTAAATATTTGCGGTCAGCGGGTATCTCCGTATAATACCCGGTTAATTATTTGCGAGCCCGAATACTCTTCTTAATTCTTCTTTTTCTTCTTTGCTTCGCTCTGGTGTCGCTTTAAGGTCAACAAGTTCCTTATTGCTAGAATAGAATTCTTTTTCCCAACTATCCAATTTCTTCCCTTTCGAGACTTTTTCGCGAATGTTAGTGATAGTGCTGAACAGAGATTCTCCAATCTCCATGAAAAGTCCCATAAACGTCCACCAATGCAAGTACTCTTTCTCACGAATATCCTCATGTGCCACTTTATTAATGGCCGGAATTAGAATCTTTGCATCTTTTTTCCAATCCATAAGTTGCGGTTTTTTCTTATCTCCCTTAAATCCGCAGTCGATAAACTCTTTCGCTGTCTTTAAAGCTTCTTCCCAGTCTTCCGTTGGAAGATTATCAAAGTCTTCGTAGAATATAGCCAGAATCGTTGTGTATATCTCTAAGTTCTTCTCTTCTTCGGACATTCCGGCTACTATGTCGGGATCATTAATAGCACAAAGAATATCTAACACGGCTCTGTAATCTGAGCGTATTCGATATTCTTTGCCGTTTACGTTAACGGATTTCGGAAGTTTCCAGACATCCATTAGTTATGGTACTTGGCCACATACTTATTTACACGGCGCTGTACCTTTGTTACGTTTGTATTCAGAGTTTTCTCAATAACCTGTGCTACACCATCAAGCACCTGTTCCATAAAGATTTTACCGTCATCCATAGGAGAAAAAGGACCAAGAATAGAAAAGAAAGCTTTTTCCGCATCCGCATTAATCAAATACGAAAGCTGATCTGAAATTTCTTTTTCTGCTTTCTTTACAGCTTCTAAGCTGTCTTCTTCAGGCATCTTGTAATTCTTCCAAAAAGATACAACCTCTTCATATCTTTCAACGATGTTTGTGTCATTTGGTGCAAATACCAACTGCCCCAGTTTTTCATGTGTGTGTTTGTCTATAATTGGTACTTCAATCTTTCCAGAATCAACCGAGATACAAAGTTGATTGTTGTTTCTTTTTTTTGGTAACTTGTTGCTCATATTATTCCTCCTGTTAATAAAGCGTTACAGTACTTCTTTTCCTGTAGAAAGGCTATGCGGGATTGTTCCGGCTGTGAATTCTGGATTGCCAGAAGCAAGCGAAGTAGCACTTACATATCCCTCTGTTCTCTTACCGTCAGAAGATACTTTAAACGGAATGTTTACGCCAGATGTATCTCCACCATAAGACTGAGGTTTTACCATAACCTCTTCGACATACGCAAGGTGGTTTTCTGCGCTTGTATCTTCCACAAGGACTTCCAGCATAAGTGTTTTGCAGTCCGCTCCTTTCAATCGTTTCATTGCAATATCCCTAATCTTCGGATACAGCTTTTTGTCTGGGTTTGCATAGTATGTATCTGCATCCATAGACGGTTCATATCCATTATCTGTTGTTTTTGTCTGACCAAGAATGTTCTTCTTCGTCTCTGTATCCGGGTTCAGATCAACCGACATATCGTCGATGTCATCACCAAGGATTTCCCACGTAGCACCTGCTGCTGTCTGTTTGAAACTATAGTCCAGATAATGTGCGAGTGCTTCTCTACTAAGATTTCCCATATTAGAATCCTTTCTACCGTTAACTTTTTACGGTCAGCGAACATCTCCAATTGATGTCCGGTTAATTAGTTCTTATGAATACATTTCTGTATTTAAGAGACATACTAATCACCCAGTCTTGCACATTGTTTTCGTAAGTTTTGTCAAGGTATGATGGTGTGATTCTTGTAATCTCTTCTATTTTTCGTTCTTCTGTAAGTGTTGGGTAAGATGTAAGCCTATGCTTTTCGCCATCAATCACGACTGTTTGTCGTTCCAGCCATTTACCTACACTATCAAGAAATTCCTTGATATCCGCTTTCATATTCGGAGAATCACGGGATGTCCTGTACACGATATAAAATGGGTAGTTGCAAAGCTGATTCACCTTACCTGTTACCGATTTTTTCTCCTGTGCAATCACCGCACCTGATACCGGATAGAATGCCATTCCGTCATCTTCTTTGAGTGTGGAGAATTTAAACACTTCTCCGGTTTCCAATCCCGGATACTGATTCAGCAAATCCTTAAGTGCATTTGTTACAATGTCGTATCCGTCAACATCGTATTTCACTATTTTTTTACTATCCACCGCCTGCACGTTTCTTCACTCCTTTTGTCCATGTATCACCAAATTCATCTTTAGCAGAATCAAACCAATGGTCTGTTGCAAAAGGATTTGGCACTTTCGAGAACTGAATATCACGGTCTGTTACCACCTTTTTCGCCCCCGGTCTCGCCCACGGTGATCCTGTTTCCGGGTCTACCATGACTTTCCCCATGTACAGGTATCTGGCGTAAGGACCATATCCGGCATAAACCTTTCCACTACCTTTCAAGGCTTCGTTCTGCGTATTGGTTGTATCAATCAGCATCCCGTCTCTTTGTGGAATATACTTTTTTGTGCCTGTCCATACCTGTTCATCTAACCAAAGTTGAGCATCTTGGAATTGCTTTTCGAATCGGTCAAGATTCACATTCACTTTGATGTCAGCTTCAACTATCGAGATGTTCGGAAAATGGAACATTCTGCTACGTGACATTTACTTTCCCCCTATCTCAAAATGTGGGATAAGTGTGTATGTTCCGACATTGGTGATTAAGAATACATTGTCGTTATTTTTGTTCATGTAATCATAAAAACCACCGTCTCTCCGGCTCTGATAGTCTTCGTCTGCTATCATCTTTTCGTCATGTTCGCCTTCAATGAAAAAGTCACCGCTTGCAAATGTGACGGTATGTCCAAGCGTATCGTTGATTTGTTTCGCCCATTTTTTAGGCTCAAGATACTTTTTGCCAGCTACTACTTTTTCATCGGATGTCATGCGATACAGAACATGGAGCGTTGCCGTGTCAGCCGTATCAAGTCCTGTCTTTTCGATGTTTGCGGATTTATCAACAATAAGTTGAACACCTTTAATTACGGTCGGATACCAAAATATTTCATCCTTTTGATTCACATATTTGTTGAATACAGTTATAGTTTTGCTATACATTGGTATCACCTCTCGTTAGTAAAATTTCTTACCGCATTTTTCACACTTCCATATGTGCCTTGTTTCTTTTATCCCGTTTCCGATATCTTCCAGATACGTTCCGGCATGGATTTTCTTTTTGTGTTTGCAAAATAATTTTTTAATGATTCCCATTGTTCAAATTCCTCTATATAGCAAGTACACTCCGTTATCATCGGTAACATTAAAAAGATAGCTGACTGCTGCTTCAAGAAGTATTCTTTTCTTTTCTTGCACATTGGTAGCTGCTACGGTATACTGATTGCTCTGGCTGTTCCCGTTAGTGTAAGATATGCTTTCATTTCCAGAAGAAATAGAAGAGACGGTCTTGTTTACGACCGTCCCATCTTCTCTCTGTATGGTTCCTATGGCATCCATAGAAGCTTTTTTAGCTTGTTCTATCTTGTACATTTCATCAGCTACTGCACATACAGCTTTTTGAACTTTTGTTTCTGCTCGCTCATTTTCTGGAAGTCCATCGACAAGACGATCCATCGTGTAGCTATCTACGCAGTCACTGGCTCGCTCTGCATATTCACGAAATTCACTTTCTGGAATTGTTTTTCCAAAAAATTTTTTTGTATAAAACTTATAATCTGTGTACGCCATAGTGTTTCACCTAATTTTCCTGTTTACTAGAATTTGATCTGGCTTTAGTTTTTTCAACTGAAATTTCTTTATATTTTTGTGGATTGTTTTCCATCAACTGAGCACTCGTTTTATGCTCAGTTGATAAGATTCTTCCTGTTTCCAAGTCTTCAAACCGTCTCATGCTTACTCCCCTTTCTTGTTCTTGAAGATAAGGTCTGGCATTACAGATTTTGTTCCGTAATGGTAAAAGAGTTCGATGCCGTATGCTTCTGAAAGAGGAATCTTCTCAGCACTGTATGGTGTGGATTTAACAGGCTGTGCGATAGCTCCATCCACCATCACGATCACATCAACGTCTGTCGGCATGTGCACACATGAGAATGTTTTTACGCCATGATAAGCGTAGAACTCTTCGTCAGCCACGCCAACACCTGGAACCGTAACTTTGTCCAGATATGTGCGGATTTTTCCGTAGAATTTAGGTGTACAGATCATGTTCATCATAGAACGAGGTACTCCGTCCACATATTCATTCTTGGTGGTTTCGCACTGCTGAATCATGGTTTCAGCCTGTTCCTCAATAGCTGTAATGCCTGTCAGATCAACTTCTGTCGCATCTGTTCCGGCAACTTTGAAGAACTCAGTGTCGAGTTCTGCGATCATTCTAAGTGCATGGTTTGCTGTTCTTTTTGCGATAAGTCCCTCTACTCCGAGAAGAGATACGTCTTTCTGTTCAACCTCTTCTACGATTTCCTTATCTACATTAATCGGAATCGTAACCGGCTTTCCTTTTACTCCATCGCCTTTAGCTGCACCTCTGGCAGTTCCATAATTCTTAGATGTCGCATTTGCGAATCTTTTCGCTTCTACGGTTCCGGCTGATGGATCACCGGAAAGTTCGGTATTCTTCATTTTTCCAGAAATAGTGTTCTTCTGGACGTTTTCAATGACCTTTCCGTACTCTTCTGCAAGAAGCATTTTTCCAGTTGGGTCAAGTAACATATTTAACGATGTAATTCTTGTTGTTTCTGCCATTTTTGTTCTCCTTTAATTCTTTAAGGTCAACGGCTATCTCCTATTGATAGTCGGTTCACAGTATGGTTTTACCAAACAGTTCCAGGAACAAACGGCTCTGCTTTCTGTTCACTTCCACCTTTTTCTGTAGGTGTAGTGAATACTGGTGGTGTCTTACCATCCGTCACGAAAGCGTCTTTCTGAGATTCTTTCAGCTCTTTCATGTAATCATCAAGACCAAGAATCTTTTCGCCCTCACGTTTCAGACCCTTGTCTTTAATCATGTTGATAATTCCTGTTTTGGCAAAATCAGAGCTAAATTTCTCGCCCGCAAGAGCCTTTGTCAGAACATCGTTGAAGTCTCTTTCTTCAATCTTCTGGTTGTACTCTTTTTCACTGGCTTCAAACTTGTCTTTCCATTCTTTTTCTGCATTCTCAGCTTTCGTCTTCCACTCATCACGTTCTCTTGTGATCGCATCGAAGTCTTTTCCCTCGAACCCGTCCAAAGTCTCTTTCGCTGTTTCATACTGTGTTTTAAAGTTGTCACGTTCCTGTGTCAGAGTTTCTACTTTTCGTGTCTGCTTTTCATAGTCAGATACGCTTTTGTAATTCTCTTTCACTGAATCTTCGATTGTCTTTTTCTGCTCGTCTGTAATTTCAAGACCAGCATCTTTGATAATCTGAATAATATTTTTCATGTTGCATATCCTCCTCAACGTCTCTTATTAACCGCTTCGTCTGCGGTAGGGATTCAGACAGATGAACCTCTGTCGGGGTAATCGGGATACACGGAATCGAACCGTGGACATAAGTCTTTTTTAAAAGAGATGATTGTGACTTTTGTTCTACCATTGAACTATATCCCGTTAGTGGTTGGTGTAAGTGTTCCCTCTATACAGTTCCAACCACTGTTACGGCTATTTGACGGTCAATCTGCATATTGTTCCGTAACTAACTCTATACAGAAAAAGGATAGCCGGATATGAATCCATGTACCATACTGTACACTATCCTTTGCGGATGAAAATTTATCATATTATATATTTAGGAGGTAACATAAGATGACAGTTCCATAAGTCCGCAACCTTAGGGGAAAGCCTAACGGGCGTTTGACCGCCCTTTAATCAGCATTCCGCTATTAGGCTTTATTGAAAGGAGGTGTATCAAGTAAGAAAAGAAAATGTCCTATGTGATTCACCGTATATATCGTAACATTAATATATATAGCACTCCGTACCCATGTTTTTACATTTCCGCAAGCTTCTTGATTTGCCTTTGAATCTCTTTCCGTTCTTCTGCAAAATCTGAATCCATCACCATAGAGGAAAGCATGTCGTAAACTTCTACCATAAGTTTCCCGACACTTTCCATCAGTTTGTCTCTGTGTGCCTGATCTCCGTTCTGTTGATACATCTCTTTCGCCATAATGTACTGGTCATATAGTGCATCAATGTTTTTATCGTACTTTCCGTTACTGTACTTCTTGATAAGGTTTTCCGATGCATCCGCAATCATCCCCGGTACGCTTTCGCATTCCAAAGATTTCATATTACACAATGTAGATGTAATCATGTACATTGCCTGTAAGTTAGACATATTTAAGTCTTTCTTTGCAGATGCTTTCTCACGTTCAAGCTGTTCTTCCAAAATCTTTTTGATCTCGCTCATTTATTACACCTCGATTCCTTTCATTTTCTTTTTGTATTTGTCGTGAATCTCCGATTGAATTTCTGTGATGTATACCATGTCGTATCCGGTAGATATGAGGTCGTTAATCATACATTCTACAGTTTTTAATTCTTCGCTTACATCCTCTACCAAACATTCCACGAACATAGCATCAGCCACATGGCCGTTTTCTCTTAGCGTGTGTGCGTACTGTTCGTACACTTCCTTTGTTTCGGATTCCCAATTGTGATACTCGACAAAGCCATCTTCTACGGCTTTCTGCTTCGTGCTTTTCCCAATGCTTAACCGTTTGGCCGTTCGCCACGCATCCGGGATAACATTCACTTTTCCATCAAATACATCATCAATAAGCTGATTGTGATGGTTTATAAAATATCGGCACACTTTCCTACGTTCCAAGCTTTCCGCAATGTGCTGGTACTCATGCATCCGCTTAAAGCCTTTTAAGCCAAGGAAATCGAAGTAGTCCGCAAACTGTCCGTGCATCATAACAGCTCCGATAAACCGTTCGTTGATTTCGGCAAAGATTTCTTTCGGAGTTTTGACATCTAGGTTGCTTTTAAAATCAATCATAGAAACTCACCCCTTTTCTATGAGAGCTTTTTAATGATGATATTCGCATCCTTAACCAATGTGTCAACGGTGCCAACGTTGCCAACCGATATAGTGACGCTACTTCCGGCCGGAACTGCAATCAATGTAGTTGCCCCGACATTCTGATACACATTTGCCGTTGCTACTGTATAGTCCATTTCCGTACCGGAAATCGGTTCTCCGTTCTGTTTGATAGATAACGCTACCGCTCCTATTGCAGATGCCGTAACGTTTCCGTTAAACTCAACTTCGACCGCCATTGGCAGATTTCCACGGTTTGTGATTTCAAAAAGTCCACTGCCGTTGTCATGTGCAAGCCACCCTGTGTTACAAGCACATCTACGGCTTTTCACTCTTGTTTCTGTAAATAATACATTCTGATTTGTTGCTACTGTCTGAGCATTTTTAGCAATAGAATTTAACATATTTTTTCTCCTTTCTTAAAAAAAGAGAGCAAGCGCATGCCTACTCTCTTTGATGTTCGCAAGACTACTTTTTCGTAGATATGGATTCTTCCAACATGCTTATGATTTTGTTTTGGTTTTCAATTATTTTCAAAAAGTACTTACTGTCTTGCTCATGCAAGTGTTTTTCGATGTCAGAATTACTTGCCTGTGATAGATCGCTGTTAAAATTCGCTATCTGTAAAGCAACTCCGTACACTGTCAGAAAGTCAAGTAGTGATATATCGTTCACTTACATCACATTCCCACTTGCACAGCAACCATTACCAAATGCGTTATACGCAAAGTATGGACTGCAAGACATATAAGCCGGTTTTGGTGTCGGTCTCACCGCATCAATAATGTTATTGGTCTGTGAAACCTGTGAAATCTGCCAATATGCTGTCTGCAAATCTCTGTCACGATCAGCGAGCTTGTCTCTCAAGTTCTGAATAGTGTTATCCTGGATTAACTGGCGTGTAGCCTGTCCATCTGCTAAGATGCTTTCTTTGATATCACAGCAACACTGTGCCATCTGTGCCTGCATGTTCTGTGCCTGTAATGCCGCATCATATCTACTCTGTAAGATCTCTTTCTGTGTGTTACAGCAACACTGAGCCTGCTGAGCCTGTAAGTTCTGCAAGCCGAGCTGTGTGGTATAGCGGTTCTCTAATACGTCTCTCTGTGTCTCGCAAGCTGTGTTAGACACATTCTGATTTGTATTAAAGATATCTCTTTTCACAAATTCGTCAGAGATAAAAGCGTCCTGTGCTCCATTGTTGTTTCCCCATCCGTTACCGCAAAACAGGAAAGCAAGAATGATGATCCAAAACCATCCACCGTCACCCCACATGTTTCCATCGTTGTTTCTTGTGACCGCTGCTACATCGGCAGCGCTAAGTGTGTTTAATCCCTCGTTCATGTTGGTTCTCCTTTTCTTTTATTTATCAAGAC